ATTGTGTTATGTTGTCTATACGATATCATGTAGAATCGCTAAACACCGGTTATGGTATATGTCATTAACATCCGAAACAAATGTTATAAAAATGATACCAGTAATACAGCGCAGAATAGTAAATACAACTATCGATATTATAAACGCAATTTTAGAAAATTCATATGGCGATAAAGTATCTTATATTTTTGAAATATTCAGAATTAGATTTAATGTAAAAATGAACACTATATTTAATAATAATAATTATTATAACTTATTACTACAACAAAGTAAGTTTAAATATGCTACAGCAAGAAGAAGGGAACATTTAGTTCTTGTACCAGATGATAAAATACCATCTTTCGTGTATAATCCTGTTAATTGGAGGACCATATATCCTCAACGGTTTTTCCTTCCTTATTTAAAGCGTAATACCATAGATATTGAAAATGTTTCAAATCTAACCCATTGTAATGACGGTAATTTTCATATGTGGAAATTTAAAAAAAATAATGGATTCGTTTGCAGTATATGTAATGTTAAAATAGATGAACTTAAATATGATAAAAAAGAATCTAAAGTTATATTGGAAAAATACATAAATTTACAATTAAATATATTGGCACAAAATATATGTTTGATAGATAATGATAACCATACATATATATATGATGAAAAAACAAAACACAATATATGTAAAAAATGTAAAAAACAGGATATACATATATATAGTATATCTGATTTACAGAAATTAAAAAAATCTATTTATAATACTGATAGACATGATAGATATATAAAATCAAATGAGTTATATATTAGAAAAAAAGACGCTAATACAGATTATATAAAAAAAATAGTAAATAAAACAATAGAACATATGAAATTAAATATAAATTATATACATACATTTGTAGATAAATTAAAGGGATTGGTAGGCGAAGTAATAAAAGGAACACAATTAACATATATTAAAAATAATAAATATCATATAGACCATGACAGTGATGGGTATGATTTAGGCGGGAATGATATTGTAATTACTGACGATAATACAATCACTTATAAAAAAAATCATAATTATTTCAAAAAAGATGTAATATATTATACTGATAATAGAGGAAGAAGAAAAGATGTTTATTATGATGCCATTTCTAAATATTTAATAGGATACAAAGAATTATCTGGAAAATATATAGATATTAAAAATACAAACAAAAAGATAAAAATCACTTTATCTATTTATAATAAATTAAATATATTAGGATATTCAAGTGAATATATTAACATAAAAAATAATAATAAACAAGACAATCATATGTTAAAAGATATTTGCAGCAGTCGATTGGAAAATTTAAAACGTACGGTAATAGAATTTCAAAGGGTATTTAATAATATACTAAATAACAAAGATGTTTCAAAAGGAAAAAATGATAATAAAAACATATCAGAACATAATTATTTTTCTAATAAATTAAATACTATCATCGATAAATATAAAAATAGATTTAGCAATATAAAACTTACAAATAAAAAAGGTACTGGAAAAATATTTAAACATTGGAAAGCAATATCAAACGGTTTAGTTATCAGTAATTTTGAAAATAATAATATTGATAATGAATCACAATATATAAATGCTACCGAAATAAACAGATATGATGAAACAAGCAATATTATGCTGTTTTATATAATTGAACAATTTACAAATTTATTAGATTATAATGAAAATTCATTTATTAAGACCAATATTGCAAATTTTATTATTGAATTTATTGATAGTGTGTATAATAGATATAATAATGAGTATATTTATTTAAATAGTGATATTATTAAATTTATTTATACACTGAACTCTCATGGTTATTTAAAAGATTTTTATGATAATAAAACTATTGATATACAAGATGATAACGATAAATTAACAGAAGAAGAAATAGAAAATAATTTAGATATTAAAGAATCGTTAGACGCCATAGATGTTGATATGTCTGTGGAGGATATGGAAGAAAATATGTCTTCTATGTATGATAAACTATCAGAACAATATTAAGTTAATATATAATAATATTATTATTATATATTATTAATTTATATATATGTCAAGTGATAAATATATATTATTATTTCTATTATTGGGAATTTTGATATGGATGTATAATAATAATAAACAAGAAGAATTTACAAATAATATAAAATCCAAAAAAATAAAATCTAAAAAAAAAATCAATTTAGATAATTTAATTACCAGAATACATAAGTCTAAAAAAAGAAAATCTAAAAAAAACAAATCTATTAATACCAATAATACTAATAATGAATTTATAGAAATACAGTATCACAAGGATTACTATGATACTTTAACTGCTATTAATGGTATAACGTCACAAAAAGAACTGTTTAATATGGGTTTTTTACCAGTAAAGGAAACTATACCAAATGACGAAAATATAAAAAGTCTTGTTGATATATTTATGAAAAAATTAAACAGTGAAATTGATAATAATGTTACTGAATATCTTCATACAAATAGTGGTTGGAATGATATGGGGAAACGTAGAAGAACCAAATCAGGATTTGAAGTAATTATGGAAGATGAATTAGGATTACCCGGTTCTATATATAATGAACCTACTACAAAGGCTAATGTAATATTAATTAAAATAGATAAAGCTAAACAATATACAAGCAATGACCAAATACGTTTTATTGTTCATATTATTATTCAAAAAGAAAATACTAAAGACCAAATGGTACTTAAAGTGTTATTTTTTATGGAACGTGACAAACAAGGAGATGTAGATAATAGTAATGATTTTTTTAAAAGAGATATTAATACATACAATACAGAACCGAATACTGTCATTATAGAACAAGTATTTACTGTCGGATATTTAACAAATAATATTGACAAGAAAACAAATTCCGATAATTTTCATAGCTACAAAAATATTATTAGAAGAGATGGGACAATTGATCAAGAAAGAGTTATTAAATCCATGTTACAAAAACATAATATTAGGTCAAAAGAACTTAATTCTTTTATGTGTTCAGTATCTGATGAAACAAAACAAATATATGATATAAATGGTTTAGATGATTACGAAAATATTAAAAATACAAGAACTATAATAGATGACCTTTCTAAATATCCACATAATTCATTTGGTGATATTAATATATAATTTATCTATGTGTTTCCATATAGTTTAAAATACTTGATGTTATTAATTCATCATTTTTAACAACAGTTGTATAATTTTCTAATAAGTATTTATATATAAATGTATAAACTTCATTTATTTTTCTGAATCCTTGATTACCAAGAATTATTATTATTGAACCGGATTCAAATATAAATATTGTTATTTTCTTTTTTTTATCAACTATTTTTATTTTTACAGCTGCATGACCATTCGAATCATATACAGCATTATGATTATCACTTTTTAATAAAACATGTAATTTTGGTCTGTCTATTGTAAATGGAATTTTAAATATACAATTTATCATATCAACTTTAAAATCATACAAATTTTTAAGATTTAAATTTTTAATATTTTCGGCAAATTTGATTTCTTGTATGGTTCTATTCTTTGATATAATTGCTCTACATTTTCTACATTCAATACATAGTTTATGCACAGCTTCCAATAAATTGTCAACATGTATACATCCAGTAAAATGCATCGTACCACTATTAAATATTTTCACAGAAACTGGATTTTTTTTATCGGTAACTTTAATAGAAACCGTAACCTGATTTAAAAATACATCGCTCTGTCTATTCTTGTTCTTACAAGTTTTTTTTACTTTATTTCGATTCTCTTTTACTACCTTTACTATCCCATCCGTACTTCTTTTTATATATTTATATATATTCCATGGATAAAATTTAGTATCTAATTTTGCCTCTAATGTCATTGTAGATATTTGAATATCTTTCGGAATATTTACATTTTCTAGCGATAATGATTCTTGTATAACCTTTTGCAATTTATGTATACTTTGTGTATTATACATTTAAATAAATTGATTTGTATTTACTGTTCTATATATTAAATTATATATTCTTTAACTATTAAATTATAATTCAATTTTTATGATTTAAGAGTTCATATTATATTATGATATTAGAGTATGAATAATTATCATAAAGTATTATCATTTGATGTTGGAATAATTAATCTTGCTTATTGTATACTTGAAATTAATAAAATAGAAAATACATTTAAAATTTTAAAATGGGATATTATTAATCTTGTCGATAATAAGAATAAATGTTGTTTTATTAAAAGAACTAAAGAACAGTGTGATACAACCGCTACAAGAATGTTAAAATTTAATAAATCTAATGTTGATTATTATTGTACATCTCATATATCAAAAGCAGTTATTAATACTAAAGATATAAATATTTTATGGCATTTAGTGGAAAATAATAATATTGTTAAATGTGAGTTATGTACCAAAAAAGGTTATTATATGACGGATATAATACAAGGGCAGTATTGTAGAGTTCATCAAAAAACAATATCTAGAAAACATAACATAATATGTGATTCAAAAAAATGTGATAATATGATTACAAAAGCATTTTATTTAAATAATGAGATTGAAATAGGATGGTGTGACAAACATTATGATGTGGATTTTAAATTATATATTAATAAAATAACAAAAAAAATATCACAAAAAAGTAATAAAATATCACGTTTAGAATTATGTTTATCACTTATCAAAAAGTTTGATGCTATACCTGAACTATTACAAGTTGATAAAGTTCTTATTGAGAATCAACCGTCATATATTAATCCTACAATGAAATCTATATCCAATTTTATATTTTCATATTTTATTAGAAAAGGAATATATGAAAAAAATATATCACATTCTACAATAACGGATGTATGTTTTTGTTCACCATCTAATAAAATAAAAGTTGGGGGTAGTAAAGCAAATAGTAAAATTGAAAATACACAAAATAATAAAGTCTATAAAGTTACTAAAAAATTAGGTGTTAAATTGTGTAAGGCATTGATTAATGATAATGATACATATATACAATTATTAAATAATCATAAAAAAAAAGATGACCTGGCAGATGCCTTTTTACAGGGATTTATTATGAATTTTTCTACATTACCTGAACATTATGCTAATAAAATAAAAAATCTTTATATTGATGTTGATAATGTACAAGAAAAAACCAACACCAATAAAAAAGTATACACACAATATAAAAAAAATGAATTTAATACATAATATTTATATATATAGTTACTTATAATAATAACATCATGAGTAATTCAACAATATATGTATTTATATGTATTTTGATAGTATGTATCTCCTATATTATAGGATCCGTTTCATACATATCATATATGCTGATATACAATGATAATTTGATAGAAAATTCTGCCTGTTTAGATATAGATATAAGTAATGGAATAATCCTAGAAAAAAAATATAATAGTTGGTTGAATGGTTATAATATTATTAATCCTGTGAGTGGATATACCGCATCAAAATGTCCAACAAATTATCCTGTAATGTATAATATATATAATAATACACTTGTGGGACAATCTTTTGTAAAAGATACGATAATTATATATAATGATATATATTTAATCGGTTGTGATAATATATTAAAATATACCATGAGAATCGGTGAGTTTATGTTTGTTATCCTTGAAAATAATATACAAATGGTTTCCGTTGATATTAAGTACAATAATAAAACAATATATTATGTTAAAAATAATATATATATGACAGATAACATAGATTTATATGACATTAATCAAAAAATAGTTGCTAATTTAAATTATACTAATAATGTCTGGATTATTAGTATATATAATGATATAGTTGATTATAATATATTATTTGCGTTAATTAATTATCATCAATATTATATCAACGGTTATACAGATGATATGTGTAATAAATTTATAAAAGTATCATACGTTATTGTGTTTTGTGCATTAATTATATTATGTGGTGGATGTATAATTTATAAAAAAAATAGATCTGTAAATAATTATTATAATATATGAACTAATGGTATTATAGGTGGCATATTGATTTTAAATTTATTAGAAATATGAGTTAAATTTTTTTTATACAGTTCTCTTGTTTGAGTTCCACCTCTATCTATTAATAGTTCAGGTGGAGGAGCAAATTTAACAGGTGTATTATCTCCCGTTATTTTATATTTCATACTATTTAATAGTGTATGACGTGTCATACATTTATAATCATTTAAGTGTGTGATATTATACGATACAGCACATTCAAAACTACAACAATTACCAAATACATAAAAAGTATTTTTTTTGTAATAATTAGGAATATATACAGGCAATGTGTTGAATTTATCATTACACCACCAACATAATTTATCCGTTTTTGATGGTTTGAATATACCCCCTTCCATATTTGCCATTAACACTGAATGATATTCTATATTTGTTGTGCTGTCCCTTGAATATGTACCACCACCGTATCTATTTTTTTTCAGGTTCCCTATTATCACATCGCGTTTTTTTATTTCTGCTATCAATGTTCTTATAGTCATCTGTTTTTTATCATATATTTCTCCAGATGACTCAGATGTTATATCGTCGTTTGATGAAACTGATTTAATTTTGTTAGATAAATGTTCAGATTCGTTTACAGTGAAACCATTATTGTCATCTGAATTTTTTTCACTATCCGATAACGCCAAAAATAAAACTATATTTTCATCTTTTTTATCCTTATTACGTTGTTCTTCTTTTTTAGGTGTTTCTGTTTTAATTGTTTTACGTGGTCTACCACGTGATCGTTTCTGTTCCATTTATAAAATTATCTTTATATTCCTTTATATACTTATATCATAAACCATAAAAAAATTATCCTTTATTGCTGTTTTAATAGTAGCGTATCCAGTATCAAATAAAGATATAACATCATTGACTGAATCTCCATATTTATCACATATTATTGTTATTGTATGTTTTTTATATTTGCTATCTATATTTTTAATTATACCTCCCATTAAACAATTAATAGTATTACTTAAATAATCTTCAATACATTTTATATTTACATTATGAGTTTTTTTGTCAATCGTATACAAACCTAATACATTATCTAGTCTTTTATCAAATACATGTATTGGATAGTTATCTAAACAACATCCATCTACAAATAATTTATTTTCAAATCTTACAGGTGTGAAAAATATGGGTATCGAGATACTTATTCGAACTGCTTTTAATACTTCCATATTTGGATAATTTATATGGGAAAAATAATATATATTTTTATCATTTATACAAGTTCCAGAAACGATATAATTTATTAACGTATTGTTATAAAGTTCTTTAAAAGTTATAGAATCTGAATAATTTTTAGATTTTAATAGTTTTTTCATTACCAACATTATTCTTTTTCCGTTGTCAAGACCGAAATTTTTTATAAGATTTGTCATATCTATTTTTCTGGTATTTTCTAGTTTCACTAACTTCATAAATCTAAATACTTCTTCCGGTTTATATCCTATACATAATAATAATCCTATCATCGCACCTGCTGATGTCCCTGCTATATGTTTTATTTTATCTATATCTATTATATCGTTCTCTAATAAACACTGTAAAGCACCAAGTTGTGCGATTCCTTTTATTGACCCTCCACTAAAAACAAGTGTATCTATCGCTTTATTATTTTTTTTATCTAATATATCGTTTATTTTATTATCAATTATATTATTTATATCCATTTAATTATAATACAGATATTAATATATAAGTGTTTTGTGTTGTATATATCATTAAGGTTTTATTTAATTTTAATATAATGAGTTTTAATATAAGTGTTGATAGTCTATTTCCAGAAGGAAAATATAAAACAAGAACAAATAATAAAAAATTAGATATAGATATACTATTTAAGGGAACAACACTAAATGATGACCCAAATATAAGTTTCAGTTCTGATAAACTATTAGATAAAATAAAAAAACGAAGAAAAAATAAACTTAAAAAATATAATGAAATGTTAAGATATTGCTATCAACGTATTGAAGAAACAGATAATAATAATGATACCGACCTTGTGTTTAATGTTATTAAAAATATACCTGATTGTAAAGAATATATTCCAAGTGAATGTTTAGAATATATATCACTTAAATTAAGAACTCATGATCTTGATACTAAAATATTGTCAGATACTGCTATATTTATTACATGGAAATATCTTGAACTAAAAAAAGAAAATAATAAACAAGTTTAATCAGAACTCATAAATAAATCTAAAATAATCACCACTAATAAACCTACTAAAAATACCATGAAAATTTCTTTTAATTCGGGTACCCAAGTATTTTCAATTACATTATTATTATTTTTTGGTGGTAAAGTATTATTATATGTTTTTGATAAACATTTATTTTTAGTGGTTTCAGCTAAGTTGTTTTTTTTTATTAGTTTCATTATTTTATCTTTGCATTCTAAACAAAATCTAATGTGACGTAACAAACTCTCACCACTCTCTACACTTTCAATAGAATCAACACTTTTTAAATCGAAATCTGTACATTTATGTCGATTGCCTTTTTTATTGTTATTGAATATTGTTTTAGTCTTTATTTCATTATCAATGTCAGATGATTCCCACGTTAAAGATGAAACTGATGAGATAGCATCAGATATACACTCAGATGGTGTGTCTAATGATATTACTTCTTCTGTATTTGTTTTTAGTAATGGAAAATATTCTCTCCCAGATTCATATGCTGAAAAAAAATCATTGTTATGTTTTACTGTCATTCCTTTGTCATGATTTTTTTTTTGTAAATTATTTAATGCTTTTACCGTTTTGTCTGATTTTTTCTTGTTATTATTTACATCTCGTGCAATCTTATCAATATACTCATTATTTGTTGATAATAAACCTTTGTTTAAATATAAATCATCTACACTACAATAAGTAGTCATTATAAGTTATATTTTTTATACATTATGATTAGATAATTATAGTATATTTAAAATATATAGTTTTCTTATATTAATTATGTTTTATCAAGTGCTTTTCCTGCAAAATCTTGAACACCTTCGTCCAATGCCAATTTTACCCCTGCTGAAAGCAAACTACATAAAAAAAGCCCACATATTATACCACAATATACCGAAGATTCCCATATAAGACCTTCTGTTTTCTGGTCATTTGACATTTCACTTGCTACAGCGGTTGCACTTTTTTGTTCAGATGCTGTCTGTGTGTCGGATTGTATTAAACACGTCTGTAAATTTTTATAATTATTTTCTTGTATAACATTTGTTGCACCACATGCTTTTATAATATTTTCCTGATTTATTGAAATCTCATTTGAACAGGACGACCGATTTTCTATATATTGTGCTGATGACATGTCCGTATTTAAAAGCGTGCAATTATCAGATGTATATGAATTGTCACCACTTAGTAATCCTGTCGATTCTTGTAATACCTCCGCTAATGCTTGTGCCTCTACACTGTTCGTTTTTTGTAATAGTGTTTCTATCGCAGAATGTATAGTACATGTTTGTTCAATTTCAGAAGCGTTTTGTTGTGATACTCCGCTTACCGAGCATACTTTTTCAATTATATCAGGATTTTCTAGCAAAAACTGGGGATCCGGATTTGTACATAAAGCACAATCTGTCGTATCTATTATATTTGTTTGTGAACCCGCACTACTATTATTACAATCATTATCTATCTTCAAAATCTCACATTCCGATAAATTTGTGTTAATTATATTTGTTATTATATCCTCTGTCTCGTTATCACCAGAACTATAGTTTTTTGGTGACAATGCACCCCATATAGAATCTATCACTCCAGATGTCCCACCTGCGGCCGCTTTTATGTTCTCAGCCTCGGTTGATATTCTACTACATGCTTCTGCTGCAGTATCACCCATTGATGTCATTTGGTCACTAGCTGATGACTGATTGTTACATTCAAATGTTTCTTTTTTATAAGTACACGGTATTGACCATACTATAAAACATAATACAATAAGTATGATAATTATAATAGTGGTTGTATTCATATAAATTATATTTTTATAATAATTTTATATATATATAAAATTTAAAGTTCGAATGCGTATATATATATAAAATTCTTTCCAAATCAACTTTTATAATGAGTGTTCTATCAGAACAAAAGTTACAAAATACATCTACCGATATGTTAGCAGGTCTATTGGCAAATACTGATAAAATAATTTCATCCAATGACAGATGGAATTACGCTGATAACTTAGATAATGATAATAAAACTGACGCCATGTCAGATGGAGAACTTGATGCTGATATAAATGATTTTGTCGCCCAAAACAATGGCGATATCACATTTCCACACATTGAAAACAATATTGCTAATAATGTATTCAAAAAAGATATATCAGATACTAATATTCATAATACATCTAGAACCATTCATCAGGATTCAGAAACAGCACAATACACACCAGATACAAATACTGAAAAATCACATATACCTTTAAAAAAACTATCACGTGAAGATTTAATGTTAGTTAAACTTGATATGTTACGCAAGTTAGGTGAATTAAAACAATGTGGGGTTCATCTATCACAAAATTATAATTTAGATTCTGACTTAAAAATGATGGAATATGAATATAAATTGCATCATGATATCCGCTCAAAACAAAATTCTGTTCAATGGATGAGTCATATGTTAATAGGTGTTTTAAAAGGAACTGAAATGTTAAATGACACATATAACCCATTTGATATTAAATTACACGGATTATCCGATAAAGTAAGTTCTGATATGCACAATTATTATTCTGTATTGGGTGATATATATGAAAAATATAATAAACCCGGAAAACAAATGGCACCTGAACTTAGATTACTACTTATGATTTCCGGAGCAACATTAAGTATGCAGGTTAATAGAGCATTACCTAGTATGATGGGTAATTTGTCATCTAATGTTAAAAATGATGCATCAACACTTAATGAACTTCGCCAAAAAGCTGAAGCAGATTCGAAAAAAATGGATAGTAAAACAAAAGAATATATTAAAAAACAACACGATGACGCAAAACAAAAAGCAACTGATCTTAATATGCTGAAAGAAAAAGAACTCGAATATCAACGTCTGTCTAAATTAATGGATAGTAAAAATGGTAATATACAAAATATTAAAAATAATTTAATATTAAGTACCGAATCACCAATGTTTAATGAACCAGAGATGACACATGATGAAATTAAAAATATACAAAAAATCCGATATAAACAAGAAGAACAGCACCTTAATGCTATGAGACATCTAGCACATCAACAATCAGAACAGTTTAGAAATAATAAATCCAGCAGAAAAAAAAATTTAGAAAAACAAAATATTCAATTAGATAATATCTTACATGATTTAGAAGATAATAAATCCCAAAATAGCAATGCGTCATCTATATCTATTAATCCAAACTTTGAAACTATTATGAACAACACTTTTAATAAAGCAAGAAAAGATTATCAAAATAAAACAAAAGATAATAATATAGATAATGTCGGCATTATATCATTCGGATCCAAAAATAAAGGTAAGTCATTATCATTGAATACAGGAAATATCTAAATTATGATATTTGTCAATTATTCTTGTGTTAACTCTTTGTATATTTTTATTTTTGATTTTTTTAATATATTTGAATTTGTTTTTTGATGCCCATTTCTATCATTCCCAATCATAAAACCAAACTGTTTGGATATACCATATCTGTCGTCTAATGCTGATCCAAATTCTGCTTCTGTCATATTTGTAAATATACTGTCGTCTTTTTTACGTTCTGATATAATACATTTAATTTCAGTGTCTAATACACCATCTGTTGTTTTATATTCCAATTTATAATCGGCCTCGTCCAATGAGTCTATGCTAATATCATCGCTAATACTATCGTTATTATCAATATCTTTACTCTCCAATAAACCATTCTTTATTCCGGCATATAATTCATTATGTCCGGTATATTCACCACTTGTATATAAAGAACTATAGTTATCTAATCCTACACCTTCATTTTCATTACAATTATATGCTTGTACCTCATTTTTATATAATGATATACTATCATCTTGTATATCTGTAGCATTTTCCTTTTTATTATCAAATATATTGTTGAAAACCATGCTATTAAATTTTTTATTTTTAAATATATTGTCTTGATTTATCTCGAATTCCTCCTGTTCTCTCTGTAGTATAACATCTTCCATTCTTCTATTATATTCCACACTTGATAACTGTTTTATATCTTCGTTTATATTATGTTCGATGTTCATTTGATGTATAGATTTATCAAAATTTAGTTTCGCAGTCTTCCTGTCCTCATCTGTCATTTTATTCTCCTGTAGTTGGATAAACTTATTAAACGATTCTCGCTGTGATACAAAATTTTGTTTTGTATTATTTAGTTCACATTGTGTGTCATATGCTTTACGTTTTAGAGGATGTGTTAATATGTCACCGGCTTCTCTTATTAATTTATATTTTAATTTGTTTTCTGCCGTCGGTTTCGTTTTATCAGGATGAAACTTTTTTAATTTTTTTTGATACGCCCGTTTTATATCAAGTTTTTTAGAATCTCTGCCTATCCCCAGTATAGAATAATAATCCAAATATTCTGTTATGTTTTCGTTTTTTTGTCTTGTTTGTTCAGTGTAGTTATTAACTCTCGACATATATTTTGTTATTAATATTAGATATTATATTGTTTAAGTTGATACAAACACATTATATAATTAATGTTCTATAAATTTATATGTGTATCTATTAATATATAATATATGATGAATACATACAATAATATTAAAAATAATAAATGTTTTACTATTATGATATTACACGCCCTCGGTGATACAATTGGATTTAAAAACGGTGAATGGGAATTTAATTATTTTCGTGAGGATGATTCTTATAGATATGTTGATTTTATTAATGAATTTATATATCACTTTATTGCTCTTGGTGGTGTAAATGGTATTAATTTAAAAGGATGGAATGTATCTGACGACACTATACTACACATATCTACTGGTAAATCGCTATTAAAATACAATAAAAATATATCTGAATCACTTATAACCATATTTAAAAAAAATATATTGAATTCGTGTTTATCTATGGACAAGGACTATAAAAATGGTGTTAACAGATATGAGGGAACTACCATAGTCAAAAGTGTTAACCGTTTTGATAAACATGACGCACGATTTGATGATTATAATAAAAAAGGTGGCGGTAATGGTGCAGCAATGAGAACTTTAATTATAGGTTATTGTTTCAGTGGCGAAACAAATAGAGACACCTTAATAGACCTTAGTATAATTACATCTCAGTTAACACATAATAACGCAATTGGTTATTTGGGTGGATTTAATGCTGCACTGTTTACCGCATTTGCTATAGAAAAAGTACCGATCGACCAGTGGGGATATATGTTGATTGATTACCTGAATTCTGATAAATTAAAATCATATCTATCTCTCGACAATATTGAACAAATATATGACCATCATCAATATATCAAACATTGGCAACGATATTTAGATACAAAATTTGATAATAATAGAAAACATATTGACGCCAAATCTAATATAAATCCAATGGCTCGCTTTAACTATTACTGGAATAACTTTTATTTGAATTCAAGTGAAAATGAAGTTGGTGGTAGTGCGTTTTTATGTATGATTATGGCATATGACGCTTTATTGGACTGCGACGGGAAATGGGAAAAATTAATTGTATATGCCATGCTCCATAGTGGAGATTCTGATACTACCGGTGCCATAGCCGGTGGATTATATGGCGCTGTTTATGGTCTAGGTGATGTTCCCCTACATATGTTAACACATATAGAACACAAAAATGAAATAATTAAACTATCAAAAAAACTTGCCAAAAAATTTATCAATTAGTATTATTTATTGCTTCTGTTATAGATGATATATCCCGTTTATTATTATACTCAATATTTTCAGTCTCTGTTATTATTCTAAACGCTGGAAACGCATTGAAGTTTTGTGCTTCCTCGTCTAATCCGTATTGGAAATCTAATATTTCAACCGAATTATCATTTTTGTATATGTTTCTTAATTCTTCACATTTCGACATACCATTTTTCTGTTTTTTATTCATGAAATTATGACAATGTATACAACCTTTCATATGATATATCGCAAACTTTTTAATACCTTTTTCAGGTTTGTCATTTTTTTTTTTACTCGGTTCTGTAGACGCAGTCATATTATCTGATTTTGAAACACGTGTAAAAGTGTTTACATATCGACTCAATATATCTATTTTATGATTTGTTGTATTTAATTTGCTATGTAATACTATCATATTATATAGAATTGTGAATATTAATATTATAAATATTAATATAATAATTTTATTTTGGTTTGTCATATAATACTAGAATATATAATGTTTTATTTTATAGTATAGAATATTAAACGCAATAATATAAAAAATATTAAAATTATAAAAATTTTATATATAGATTATATATTAAGATGACAGACCCTAGAGAAAATATCAATTGTTTTGGAGGTCCATCTATTTTTAAAGATTCCTGGTTGGGTTTATTTACGGGCACAATGCTTACACATGACTATCGAAAATGTGACCCAAAAGATGCAAAATCCTTTTTTAACCTCATTAAAAATAAAAATTTTGATGGGTCCAAAATGGGTGATGATGATGCAAAACACCCAGCTGGGATTGACACGCTGTTGGATATAACATCGTTTCATAGACTTATTGACAGGTCTACCAATTTATCACATACACCCCTCGGTACGGGAATGTATAAAAAACTATTCAATGAGTTCGTCAATCCTCGCAATATTAACCTATTTTTGACTCGTAATTTTATGAATTTAACAAATGAGTTGCAGAAATGTATAGAAAGTTTTAAAGCACGTGTTATACCTTTAATTATACGTTTATTGTTTGTAATGATTCTAAATACTCACAACACACAACCCACACTGCTAGAACCATTCGTGGAGTATTTGTATTGGGTCAGATTACACAAAAACACGAGTTCCGGAATCGAGCGCCTAGATGTAGCCACCAATGTGCAAGCTGTATATGATACCGCTATGGCTACCGTTGTTGCAGCAGGTGTTGTTGATCATCAAAACATGATCACAGAACTAAACACTGTAAAAACACTTAGGGAAAATGCCGTCCAAGCCGCACTTATTACTTATACCACCAACACAGCCCCCGGCGCCGGCGCCGCCGCCGGCGTTATACACGCCAGTGCAGTAGCTGTGGCCACCGCGGTGGATGAATTGTCTGCCGTACATGAAGCAATAGCATTAGTAAGAGGAACATTGGTACACACAATACCCGTGCGCACACAGCCAGTAAAAAAAGATCTCACAGATGAATTAAAAAAATTAACTTATGATAATTTGCTCAGGTTTGTGGCGGACAATGAGTTTACGACATTTCTCCACGCTTTTGAAATTTCTAGAAATATCTGGTGTGTTAAAACTAAGGTCGATATGATGAATTTTTATGTAAGTATGTTATATAATCATTCTAATTTAAATGATATTTACAGGTTTTTTACAAATCTCGAAGCTCCTACCCGCACACATATTACCGGTATTCTTAACGATTATTTTAATGATGACCAAAAATGTAGAGATATTAGCGCAACGATGATGGAGTTTGAGGCAAATAGGATGGCACGCACAATAACCACGCCCTTCCCAGCAGACGAGCGCCAATTGGCGGAATTTATGGTTGTGGATTACGCAACCACGCTGCACTGGCTTCATGACGTAACCGCGAATATCGGCAATATTATGGGACGCATTCAGCAGAAACCCAGCGATGTTAAGCATAATGAACAACGGAACCCCGGTTTCTACACTGGTGCATTTACCACTACCCCCGTAGAATTAACCGATGATATAAAGTCTCTTATTGAATGTGTATGTAAATGTTGGCTTTCTGGTAATGATACATATCGAACTTTTTATAAGCGTTTTTTTCAACCGCTTATGTTTGACAATAATGCAGCCAATAGAATAGGTTTTGGATATGGGGACAACCGTTACTGGGTACCCATTTCTGAAGCGAAGATGAGTGAAATATGTGTGGAATATGAAAACACCAAAAAATTAAACGTCGCTTTGCGTTTAAATTTACATAAAGCATCTGATGGTAATCTTTTATGGCATACGTGTATACCAGATGTTGAAAAAGGGACCTACTATTATACGGATGCTAATAATCAAAAACAATATATAGAACTTGCAAAACCTGAATCTTTGAGATTATTGGTATTTGCCATGTACCAGGCTGACATGAAAGTCATAGAAAGTGAAATGAAAAATTTGGGGGTGGTGGGTGATACATCACAGGTAAACAGTGATTATGCCAAATCTCTATATAATATGGACCCTATGTGGAGGAATGTTATGGGACCAGATAAAAATAGTTATAATAAGAATGATGATAACCACATACCGAACCTTAGGGGTGGGGGTAAAACGTTGAAAATTCCGATAGAGGGACAATACGTGCATATATTAATGGAATATAAAGACCGGTGTAATGTAAGTAAGCATCCGTGGGAATACTTTAATGACAGCGCATGGATACATGGGGAGTTGAAACCAAAAGGGAAAGAGATAAAAATTAAGCAATTAGAGGACATAATAAAAACAGGTATGGTAGATGAAAATCGAAGAAAGTGGTTATGGGATAAAACAAAGGGACAATATTATCATAGGGATGATAATGGAAATAATGTTTATTTTGATAAGTTGCCGAAAATTTCTAAAAATTGTTATGAAACATATTTAATGGATGAACAGAGTTATGATGAAAAAAAATGTAAGTCGATTATGAAGTGTATTGGCACCAACAATGCCAAGAAATTACAGCATTGTTTTACGCTATTGGGTGAAAACAGTTACGATTGGTTTGAGGCTGCTGCGCTGGATATTGAAAGATACGGGCGTCATAATCCTGCCATAATAGAAAAGGTACTGGGAACTTTTGCGGTTAGTATAGATAAATCTGTCCAACCGATACGAGCACCTTGTTCTTATGATAAATGGATTAAAAATTTAAGGAAGAACATGAGGAAGTTAAATGTTGACAACAAGGTTATAGATCAAATATATGCGAACAAACCATTGCAACGCTACATAAAGGGTATAATTAGAATGTGTAGAGATAATCCATCTATATTGAACAAAGAACTTGTGGCGGATAATGATCATGGCGAGGGCAAATATCAAAGGGACATGAACATGAAAACATATAGAAAATTGAGACCAAGTTCTAATAAAAATAATTTAAAAAATAGTATATTGACTGCTTTACAATCTTATCATAGGGATAACTCACATAATGCAGTTAACTTAATGGTACAAGGAAATGGATTATATCACAATACGGCATTTGTAACACCTTCTACAATGACACATTTAACCTCTGCTGTTCCCGTGATACTTGGTGGAGGGAAACAGGTAGGTGGAGCCAAACCTGAAAGTGGATTTCATATAATATATAATGATATTAAACAACATCTAAATCGGTTAGGGTTAAAGGTGCATCCTACCGATGAGGAATCTATAATAGATTCGATTAAGAGGGTAGATAAATTGAATGACACACTTGCGACATTAACGGAATGTTTAATGCGTTTGATAAAGATGGGGAGATTATATGGAATAAATTTAAATAGTAATAAGCCTATAAATAATATTCACTTAAAAGACATACAATCAGTCGCAGGTGTCGAGGCATATTTAAGAAAACATTTATTAAAAATAAAAGCCCACATGCATAAAAACATTGATAGCCAATACGATATACAACATTCGTTATACAGTTCGGTTATACCCACATTATTGGGATGTGATGATGAAACCGATAATGATGATGATGATAATAATAATGATGATGCAAGTGAACCACAATTTTTTGGTAATAATGAATAAGATATTGTAAATAAATATGCAATGATATATATATATTATTTTATAAATATTTATAAAATAATAATATGATTATAAGAATATAATAATATATTAAAGAATACACAATGACAGGGGGGATAGTGCAATTAGTAGCGAAAGGAAAAGAGGATTTATTTTTAACAAATGAGCCACAAATAACATTTTTTAAGGTTTTATATAGGCGTCATACTAATTTTGCACGAGAAGAGATATGTAAATATTTTATAAATGAACCAGATTTTGGGAAGCGTTCGACCTGTGTACTGGATGCGAATGGTGATTTAATAGATAATATAGCATTACGTATTGTATTACCTACTATAAACAAATTAAGCAGACGTGGTGGTACAGATACAAAATTTGCGTGGGTAAGGAGAATAGGGCATTCAATAATAAAATCAATAGAGATAGAGATAAATGGTAGAGTTATAGACAGGCATTATGGAGAGTGGTTACATATATGGAATGTATTAACGACACGTAACATTGATGATAATGGATTTGATAAATTAATAGGGAATGTGCCAGAATTAACAGAATTTACATATACGAAAGATGAGTATGTATTATATATACCATTATATTTTTGGTTTTGTAGGGCGTCTGGATTAGCGTTACCGGTTATGAATTTGCAGTATTGTGATATAAAAATTAATTTAGAGTTATTTGAATTAGAAAAATGTTATATAATTTCACCGACACATTATATTAAATGTTATGCGAATATCATAAATTTTGAACCATATGAATATCTGACACAGATAGCGCCAGATGGGATACAGAGACATGGTATATTTTCACATTTTGATATAATAGAGAAAAGATTATATTACACACCTATAACAAAAGATAAATTTATAGGTGTTCCATATACGGAGGATGATAATAACATTAATGATGTAATAATAACCACTATATTAAATGCTCCGTTTGCGAGTAAATATATGATAAAGGGAGATACTAGCAATTTTACAACAATACCATATATATTAGCGCAATCAATTACGACACAATATAAATCGCTGAGAAATATATCATTAAAAGAGTGTGTATTACTTGTAGATTATGTATATTTAGACGATGATGAGAGACTTAAATTTGCTCGTACTAGACAGGATTATTTGATCGAGCAGTTATATTTTACGCCAAATGTTGGAATACAGGGGACCAACCAGAAAATAAAACTTGCTATAGATAATTCTTGTAAAATGATAATATGGTTGGCTCAATTTAATTATATATATGATTCAAATGATAGATTAAATTATACAGATTCACATGTTAGAAAATTAAAATGTGATAATAATTACACAGATGATAAAAAACTAAAAATGTATAAGAATGTAAAAATAGGCGATGAGATAGGAAGTTCTTTAATAGAAGAAGATAATATAAGATTAAATTCACAAGAAAGATTAACAAAACGGGATAATATATATTTTGAAAAAATACAGGCACTACAACATTCAAATAACATATTACCAAAAGGTGTGAGTATGTATTCATTTGCGTTATTTCCATTAGATGTATCTCCTTCTGGAACTACCAATATGAGTCAAATAGAGTTGATAGAATTAAATTTAAGATTAAATTATAAAGTTGGTATCGAACGCCCAGTAAAGGTAAGAGCATATGCTTTATGCTATAATATATGGCGCGTTGACAATGGATTAAGTGCGGTAGTTTTTGTCAGATAAAATATATTATATAAAATATGTATAAAATAATAAAAATATGAGAATACATATTATTCGTCATGGTGAGACAAAAAAAAATACTATAAAGTTGAATGATGTATTATGTAAGGAAATTTGTAAAAAAAATGCCGAATTAAATAATAATGGGTATATGCAATGTATAAAAGTGGCAGAATATTTTAATGATTGCAAAAAAATAGATATATATACTAGTTCTGTATTAAGAGCAGTGCAAACATCTAATTATATTAAATGTATATTGGACAAGAAGAACATAGAAGTAAAATTACATATAAATGATATATTATACGATAATGAGAAAACTATTAAAAAAACATTAATATTGAAACAATTTATAAATATAATATACAAAAAATATTATAATTGTGATACTACTATTATATTTATTACACATAATCACATAATAGATTTATTTAATAAAATGATAAATGGTATATATTCACCAAAAACAAAATATTATAATGGGTCGATCACAATAGTTGATATCAACACTGAATTAAATGAATATATATTTACGGAAGATAATATAAATATTATATTTAATAATATAGGACATTTACGGGAAAATGTAAATACGGATTGTGTATAGAATATTAAAAATTTATACATATATAATATATGACATATGAGAAATGTATAAGTTATAGGAATAAACTATATGAATTTATATTACCATCGCCAATAATTTTAAAAACATTTTGTATGAGTTATGATAAGACAGAAATTTTTATAACTTCATTGATAAGATTAGTAATATATATTATACTATTAAAATCAACCAAAAAGTATAATTCTATTCAAATAATACTATATATATTTATACTATTAAATTTAATATATATGATTGTGATTATATTAAAAACACCTATTTTGAGTGTAAATCAGGATAAAAGTGTATTAGGATTAGATTAATTATAAAATTGATTATATAAATAAGATATATTTATATGTTTGTCATTTGGATTAAAATTATCTAACACATATTTTTCAAAATCCGTGAGGTTTGATGTATTTTCTGTTAAATAG